ATCATCAAGACACAACTAATGGGTAGATGTGAGGTACATGTAGCTGGTGCGGAAACAGGTGTTGACTTGAAACATCACAAGAACGCAACAGCACCTAACCTTATACATTCACTAGACGCAAGTCTTTTACACCTTGCAGTTATGGGTACTAACTTCCCGATAGCTTTAATACATGATTCAGTACTCTGTAGAGCTACTGATATGTGTAAACTGTCCACCTTAGTACGTAAAACTTACATGACTCTGTTTGCAGAGCATGAACCCCTAACCGACTTCGCCCTAGCAATAGGAGCTGAAGAACAACCACCGATTATTGGCGACCTTAAACCGGAAGCTGTAATTGATTCACAATATTTTTTCTGTTAATGAGAAACATACACGTAACCCCCGAGCCTGTAACCCTTGAAGGATATCAGGCTGTGTTAAGACCAAGTAAGTTTGGATATACATTAAAAGCTTTGGTTGGAGATGACATAATCTCTCAACTAGAAACTGAAAGAGAGGACTGCCTTAAGTGGGCAGAAAGTAAACTAAAAAACCCAAAGAGATCTTTACTAAAACCTACACCATGGGAAGAAGTATCGAAGGGTAAGTATCTAATCAAGTTTTCTTGGGGAGATGAGAAAAAACCTCCAATAGTAGATACTGAAGGAACACCAATAACTAACGAAGATACACCTGTGTTTTCAGGTAGTAAGGTTAAGCTTGGATTTACACAGAAACCATACATACTTAGAGACGGCGTGACCTATGGCACATCACTCAAGTTGTCTGGAGTTCAGATAGTAAGTGTTCAGTCAGAGGTAGGTGTAGACACAGGTGACTTAGATGAAGCAGGAGCAGCCGAGCTGTTTGGTAATACTGCTGGATTCAAGGCACAAGAACCAAACGTAACACCTGACCTAACACCTAGTTCAGTAGAAGACGACGACTTCTAATGTTTAGATCAGGACTAGAAGAAAAAGTTGCTGATCTATTGGTACAGTTGGGCGTTGACTACGAATATGAGGAAGCGTCCTACCCTTACACAATTCAGCATCAATATACTCCTGATTTTGTATTACCAGATAACGGAGTAATCCTAGAGGTGAAAGGGTATTGGGACCCACCATCTAGGCGGAAAATTAGACAAGTAATTAAAGATAACCCAACCATAGATCTTCGCATGGTCTTCCAAGATCCATACAAAAGGATAAGTAAGAAGTCCAAGACAACATATGCGAAGTGGTGTGAGCGTTACTCAATTAAATGGTGCGCTGCACATTGTATTCCAGTTGATTGGTTAAAATGTGGGAAATAAATCATGAATCAGTAATACAGATAAGTGAATTACTGGGGTCAAAAATTTATACGATAGACAACGTATTTAAGAACCCAAAAAAATTAGAAAGATTTCTATTTAATCGACAAAATTTTTTAGTACAAGGTGATCCTTGGACAGATAATGGTCAGCAATTTTTAAAGTACAGATATACAGATTGGATAGATAAATCTTGTCCAATAATTGCTGTAGCACAAAAATTATGTCAGCAAAAAGTAGGAAATCATGGTGGCTTTTCAACAAACGTAGAAGCATTTGTATTTGGAACATTCAATGATTTTGAAAATAACTATTGGTTCCCTCATCTAGATAACGGTTATACACTTGTTGTTTACTTCAACCAAGAACAAGAAAACGGTACTAACCTTTATCACCCAAAGCTTAAAGACGAAGCTTGGTTTCAAAGGTTGATGAAAGATATACCACTTGGTAAAAATCCATGGATACCTAAGAAGGATGTTGAGCTACTACATACATTAAAGCCTGCATATAATCGAGCAGTTTTATTTGATGGTGCAAAGTTTCCACATGGATCTGCCATAGTCAATGAACACTATTACTTCGATTCTCACCCATCAGTACCACCACAAGATATGAGGAAAAATTTATGTTTTTTCTTCTACCCAGATGATAATGACAAAAAAGAAAACACAAGCAGCGGACATAAAAGTAGTTGATAACTGGCTGCCAACTTCAGATTTTGTAGTACTAAAAGATATGTTTACCAGTACAGAAACAGGCTGGTTCATTGTCAATGGTATTGCAGATAAATCAGAGACTATGACTACTCTGAACCCATTAGATAACTATATGTTTGCTCATATGGTTTATCACGACTACATGCCATACTCAAATCATTTCCAGAAGATTAAGGAAATAATTGGACCTCCTATGCAGGATATGTTAGGGCATGACTTTAGACAAATAGTAAGAATTAAAGTCAACCTATACCCACGTACTTCTGAAATAATAACGCACCCATGGCATACAGATTCTCATCACATAGAAGGACTTAAGGGTTTACTTTTAGGAATAAATACATGTGATGGATATACAGGATTTGCAGATGGTACTGAGATTGATTCAGTAGAGAACAGAGCATTGTTCTTTGACTCTACAGAAAGACATCATTCAACATCTTGTACAAATGCAAGTTACAGACTCAACATGAACGTTAATTATGTATAGAGTCTTCGATATGTTTCCGGTACCTTTATACCGATCAATACTACGTGAAGATACCAGTGCTTTAAATAAGTACACAAAAAATATGTCGGATCAGGGGGAGGGATCATGGATGAGTAACGAGTTCCCTCCTCGTTTATTAGAGCATGCAGACTTAAAGCATATTAAGGATGCAATCATGAGTCACTTTTGTAAATTTATGTACGAAGCACTCGGATGTAATCGGCAAACAAATGCAGTATTTACTACCTCTTGGCTGGCTGCGATAGATAAAGGTGGTTACATACACTCTCATTCACATGCCAACTGCTGGTTTTCTGGATTACTTTATTTTGGTGATGATTATACAACCGCAGTCCCTTTACATTTAAAGGATCCAAAGGCTACTCAAAGCTCTATTCTTGTTGACTCTAAAAGATATAACGTTGGTCAGCCAGTATCTATTCAACCAGAAAAGAATTTATTAATATTTTTTCCTAGCTATATAGTTCATTCAAGCGAAGCACAGATGAGCGATAAGAGAAGATGGTCACTTGCATTTAACTTTTACCCTAAAGGAAAGGTTGGAGAAGAACTAACAGACAGTTATTTGGATACAAAATGGCTGAGTTCTTAAGGCACGAGCCATGTGAAGTATGTGGCTCATCAGATGCAAAGGCAATATATGACGACGGCAATACCTATTGCTTTAGCTGTCAAAACTTTACGACAGAAACAAACCACCAAATAATGACAAATGTCTCATTCAAAGGATCAGCCCAAAGGCTGCATAAACGAAAAATCAGCGAGGCAACTTGCCAACACTACAGAGTATATAGAGACGGAGAATTTCTACGCTTCCCTTATTTCAGTAGCGATAAGTCACTTCAAGGATTTAAAACAAAAAACAAACTAAAAGAGTTTAAGTATGAAGGAACTACTACTGACACTTTATTTGGTCAGTCTCTCTTTCCTTCTACTGGTAAACGTATTATTGTTTACGAAGGCGAACTGGATGCATTATCAGCGTGGGAGGCGTACCCGAATTGGGCGCATGTTTCCCTACCGCATGGCGCATCATCGGCGAAGAAAGATATACAGAAACAACTCCAGTTATTCCAAGGGTATAACGAGATTGTTTTATTCTTTGACAAGGATGACCCGGGTAGACAGGCTACAGAGCAGGTGGCAGCTCTCCTACCAAGTGGGAAAGTTAAGATTGCTCACCTTCCGGATCCGTACAAGGATGCTTCTGATGCTCTCCAAGCTGGAGATTCAGAGGCAATTAGGAAAGCTATATGGAATGCTTCGCCGTATCAGCCGGATGGGATAGTAGATGGTCAGTCACTATTAGAATTAGTTACTAACCCAAGCCCACCATGTGACTTTGAGTATCCATTTGCAGGATTGCAACGTATGACTCATGGCTGTAGATACGGTGAACTCACCGTTATTTCAGCAGGCACAGGGCAAGGTAAGTCTACCCTGACAAGACAGTTAGCCACACACTTTTTAGATAAGAACGAGCGTGTAGGATACATAGCTCTGGAGGAATCAAATAGAAGAACAGCTTTAGGCTTGATGTCTGTAGCTACTGGTAAAGCATTACATCTTGGAGAACATACCAAGGAAACATTACAAGAAGCATATGATCAAACCCTCAAAGGCTGGAATCTCTTCCTTTACGACCATTTCGGGAGTGCTGATCCTGACGTTATTTACAGTCGGATTGAATATATGGCACTCGCGCTCGAAACGAAAATCATCTTCCTCGACCACCTGTCGATATTAATCTCAGGATTAGATGGAGATGAGAGACGCATGCTGGACACCACCATGACCAAGCTAAGAGCATTGGTCGAACGAACAGGAATAAAACTATTCCTTGTATCTCATTTACGTAGAACACAGACAGATAAGAATCACGAAGAAGGAGCACGCGTAACTCTTGGACAACTGAGAGGTAGCGCAGCCATAAGTCAACTAGCAGATGAAGTGTGGGGACTAGAAAGAAACCAACAAACGGAAGCAGTAGACCAAACAATACTACGTGTTCTCAAGAATAGATACTCCGGTGAAGTAGGTGTCGCATGTCAACTTAAATACAACAAAGAAACATGTAAATACGATGAAACTACGGACCCAATTTTCAATCCCAGCACAGACTTCTGATCTGGAGCTGATAAAACCAAACCCACCCAGTAAACAAGCAAAAAAGAAAGCAAAGTTTAGGGATAAAACCTATGTCGGAAAAACAAATGCTCGTCTTTGATTGCGAAACCAACGGATTATTATATGACGTATCTGAGGTACATTGCCTTGCGATCTTCGATGCAGAGAAAGAAGAGACGTTCGTATTTAACGATCAACCTAATAACTCCTACCCGATCCATGAGGGTCTGCATTGGCTCACCCATGCTGATGTTATTGTTGGTCACAATATTATTGGGTACGATCTACCTGTTCTTCGGAAAATTTATTCTTGGTTTAAGCCTAGTGGTGATGTTATTGATACTCTTAATCTATCTCGCAGTTATCACCCAAATTTGATGGAGATAGACAAGAGAAGAAATGTCCCAAGAATGCCTTTACAACTATATGGTCGACATAGCTTAGAAGCTTATGGATACAGACTAGGTGAATATAAAGGAGAATTCGGGAAGACCACCGACTGGAGAGAATGGTCACAAGAAATGCAAGATTATTGCATACAAGACGTTAAAGTTACCACCAAATTATGCGAACACTTCCGCCCCTTAATGACGCGGACAGGTTAGAACACCGCGTCGCCGAAATACTTACTGAACAAGAAATACATGGATGGACATTTAATGAATCAGAAGCTCAGCAACTTGAGTCATCTCTCCGACGAGAGATGGAAGAAACTCAAGCAATACTTCGAGGACAATTCCCTTTCGTTGCAGGATCGCTGTTCACTCCTAAACGAGATAACGCAACACAAGGATACAGAGAAGGATGTGAAATACAACGAATAAAGGAGTTTAACCCAACATCACGAGACCACATTGCATGGATTCTGAAGACTCATTTCAAAGTCAAATTGAACAAGACCACCACGACTGGGAAACCAATTATCGACGAGACTACATTGATGGAGATAGATATTCCCTTCTCGAAAGCATGTGCGAGCTGTTTGACGATAAAGAAAAAGCTTGGGATGATCTCAGAAGGCGTGAACGCATGGAACAAGCTTGTTACGACTAAGGGTCGAATACACCATCACTGCTCGGTTAGTACGAACACATTTAGATGTGCTCATCGTAAACCGAACCTAGCTCAAGTTCCAGCAGATCAAGAATTTAGAGAACTATTTACAGCCAGTCCGGGAAAGATAATGGTAGGTGCTGACCTATCAGGTATTGAGTTAAGAATGTTAGCTCATTACTTAGGACGATATGACGGAGGTCGATACGCTGATATTTTACTTAACGATGATATTCATCAAGTTAACGCTGACAAAATAGGAATCACCAGACGCCAAGTAAAAACAGTTACTTATGCTTTTCTTTATGGTGCTGGAAACGAAAAAATAGGAACGAGTTATGATAACTCTTTACAACCCAAGGAAGCTAGAAAAAAAGGATCCGAGATCCGAAAGGCTTTCGTATCTGCAATCGATGGACTCGCCGACTTACTTACAGCGGTTACAAATAAGTCTACTAATGGGTTCTTGCTGGCATGTGACGGAAGAAGGGTGCTGGTCGATAGCCCGCACAAAGCCCTAAATTATCTTCTTCAATGCTCGGCAGGAATTGTCGCAAAGCGTTGGATGGTTATAGCAAATGCTGGACTTCAAAAGTTCCACACTCATCAACTGGCATTCGTGCATGATGAATTGCAATATGAATGTAGACCATATGAAGCATTTGGCGTAAAAACCATATTAGAAGATTCAGCAATATTAGCTGGAGAATATTACCAATTACGTTGTCCCATAGCAGCCGAAGCTAAAGAAGGACTTACATGGAATGACGTGCATTAAATATGAAATTATTAATAGATTGCGACTATATAGTCTATAAATGCTGTGCAGCAGCAGAAACCGAAATGGATTTTGGTGATGACGTTATAGTTGTTACTTCAAACTTCTCTGACGCTATGAAATGCGTTAAAAGAGATTTAGCCAGAATACAAACAGAATTTGGTTCGTTTTTCGATGAAGATTTAGTATTGTTTTTTACAAGTCCTAATAATTTTAGGAAAAAAATTCTGCCCGAATATAAGGGTCATCGACAACGAAAAAAGCCCTGTGGATTTAAACGTGTCATACAGGAATTAAAGAAAACTTATAAAGTTATTCTCAAAGATACACTTGAAGCTGATGATGCGTTAGGGATTTACGCAACCAAGTACCCGGGAAATATTATTGTCTCTCCAGACAAGGACATGAGACAGATTCCCGGTAAATTATATGACTTCAAAGAAACTGTTACTATCTCTCCAGAAGAGGGAGCAAGATGGCATCTTATACAAACTATGGCAGGCGATAACACTGACGGATACTCAGGCGTTCCCGGAATAGGTATTAAGAAAGCAGAGAAAATCTTTGCAGAGAAAGGATACACATGGAAAGCAGTCGTTGAAACCTTTGAAGAGAAGGACATGACTGAAGAAGATGCGCTTGTCAATGCAAGACTTGCAAGAATTTTAACGACTACCGACTACGACCATGACAAAAGAGAACCGATCCTCTGGAGCCCCTTGGGACAGTACGAAATTGACCCTCCATCAGGACTTAGAGATGAGAGAGATCCAGTTAGCACTGTATGAAATAGATAAAGAAACCATGATGGAACTTTATATGAAGCTACAAGAACAGGTTTTTAAATTAAATAACTTAATTGCACCACTCCTATATGAAGCAAAAAAACGAAGGTCCTGATTATTACCAGAGAGGGAACATAGAAGTATGGGATTTTATTAGAGATCAATCCCTGAACTATCACCTTGGAAACGTAATCAAATATATATGTCGTGCCGGATATAAAGACAACGACTTAAAAGATTTAAAAAAAGCTGCCCATTATTTACTCAATGAAATCGAAAATAGAACCCAACTGGATAGC